AGTTGGGACTTGCATTAAGTACGTAACGCGGGCGCCATATTCGCATATTGGTATTGCATTGAGGGCTGTAGAAGATGAAGAGATGTTATTATTTGAATCAACTAGTCAAGGGCCTAGACAGATCCTTGCTGGTATCATGCCACAAGTGCAGGTTAATAGGGCTTCAGAGGTTGTATTGGGGTATAAGGGGCGCGTGGCAACTCGTAAACTTATATTTGAAGAGGACTGTGAGCCGGATCCTGTTGAGGTTACACGTTATGTAAAAGGCATGCTTGGCACGCGTTATGAAAAGCATATGGACCAATTGGCTAAGTCTGCTTGGAGGGCTAATTCTGATACCTATACAAGAGAAGAAGAAAAGACGATGTTTTGTAGTGAGTTGGTGGCGCACATGCTTCAGTACTTGGATTACTTGGATAGAAAGATAACTCCTGATAATTATATTCCTGGAAACTTTAGTGAGCGGATGCAGTCTGTTGAATTAACTGGTGGGGCTTCTTTGGCGCCTGAGTTTGAACTTAGTGCACCTAAAAAACCAAAATCAAATTGTTGTTGTTGCTGCACGTTGTTGTAGATATAGTCTATATAACCACTCAACGTTTTGAATTTTATTTCCTTTAAGTCTAGCGCGGAGTGTTGAGTGGTTATTAATTTATAGCCATCTTTTTATCCCCAAAAATACAAAAAACACACACTTTGTTCCTATTATAATGTAGGAAAACTGCATTTTATGCTTTGGACAACTCCGTAGTGAATCCGATTCATAAGCAAGTTTTACCATCCCCGATCTGCTGAGCAGACAACCGGATTGTAATTAATTTGTTTAGGACGGAGAAAAATTATGTCCACAACTATATCTCAAGCATTTGTGAAGCAATTTGGTGATAACATCAACCTGCTCTCACAACAAATGCTAAGCCGCACACGCGGTTGTGTTTCAGAAAAAATGGTAAGAGGTGATTCAGCAACTTTTGAACGCCTTGGATCCGAGACCTTAGTCGAGAAGGTATCTCGTCACACTGATACCCCAATTGGTGATATCGCACACAGTCGTCGTACTGTTTCCCTTCGCACATTCCACCAAGCAGAACTATTAGACAATGAAGATCAAATTAAAATGTTGATCGACCCAAGGTCTGATTATGCAAGGTCTTTGGTGGCCGCTGCTAACCGTAAGATTGATGATCTTGTGTTAGATGCAGCTATTGGTACTGCTTATTCGGGTGTTTCTGGTGGAACGGGAGTAACTCTCCCAGCTGGTCAAGTCATTGCAGCTGGCGGTACAGGTCTAACAACTGTCAAAATGCGTGAAGCCCGCACTCTTCTTGCTCAAGCAAACGTTGATCTTGATAACGACGAACTTTATTTGATCGTTAACGGTGAAGGAATGGAAGATCTCTATTCGATCACTGAATTTATTAACCGTGATTACAACATGGGATCTTTGAACGTTGATCTTTCTAAGATTAAGCCAGCTGGTTATCTGGGGGATTTCCTTGGATTCAAGATAATCCACTGCGAACGCATCACAAGCTTAGCTGGAACATATGGTGGAACAGCAATCGCAACGTCAGCACGTCCATGTATTGCCTTCACACGCAGTGCAATTGGTTTGGCTATTGGTGAAGACATCAAGACTCAAATTAGTCTTCGTGATGACAAAAACTATGCAGCGCAAGTTTACCTCGAGATGACCATGGGCGCCACGCGTATCCATGATGATCGCGTTGTCGACATTCGTATTGCTGAATAAGGAGTAATATAAAATGACTGCAGCTACAGTAAAATCCACTTTAATTACGAATCTTGAAACGGTCCCTTTGGCAACATCGGCATCACCTAAAGATTTTTATGGTATCGAGCGTATTTCTTGCGCAACCGTTGAGGCCGCCACGACTTCGCTTGATGAAGAAAATGATCGTATTTTGATGGTTCCAGTTCCTATGGAAGCTAGAATCATTGGTATCTATTTATTGAATGATAAATTGGACTCACACTCAACTGTCGCAATTACTTGTGACATTGGGTTGTGGTATGGACAAGGTTGTTCACAAACTCCAGGGACGCTTATTGATGACGACGCTTATGCGGTAGCAATTACGGCACTCCAAGCAGCATCAACAGCAGCAACTAGTGCTTATAACTATGCATTCCACACAAAAGATATCGCAAAAATAACTAATCACGTTTGGGAAGATGGCGCTCTTACGGTCAACCCAGGTGGTACAGCTTATATTGGTATCTCGATTCAAACAGTAGCCGCAACTGCTGCTGCTGGTACTGTCACTATGATTGTTAAGTACGTCGTAGATTAACCAGTTTGTAAGGGCTTCATCGCTTACCAGGTGCGGCCCTTACAAATCCTTTTTATGAGGATAGTTTTTTATGGCCTCAAACGTTCAAATAGCTAACTGGGCACTTGCTAAGATCGGCGCTGACACGATTACTTCTTTCACTGAAGATTCAAAAGAGGCCCGTGCTGTTAACTTACTTTATGACATTGTGCGCGATACAGTACTTCGTGATCACTCGTGGAACTTTGCAACCAAGAGGACGACGCTTGCTTCTTTGGTATCAACACCTGATTGGGGTTATTCTTATGAATATCAGCTTCCGACAGATTGTTTGCGTATCATTGGTGTGCAAGATGACCTCATTGCATACAAGATTGAGGGGCGTAAGTTAGTTACAGATAATTCTGAGATAAATATAAAGTATGTGTACCGCGTTACTGATCCTAACGAGTTTTCTCCTAATTTTATTGATGCTTTTGTTACGAGATTAAGTGCTGAGCTATCTTATTTAATCACGCAATCAAATACGGTTGCAGGTCAGATGTTTGAACTTTATGACAAGAGATTAAAAGAAGCCAAGACGCTTGATGCCAAAGAAGAGACACCCGATCAAATTCAAATAACTCCTTGGTTAGATGCGAGGAATTAGATGGCACGTGCGGCGTTAATCAGTACAAGTTTTGCTAATGGTGAAATCAGTCCATTGATTTATGGCCGCCCTGACTTATCCCAGTATCAAAATAGTGTGCGTCAATTAGAGAATTTTATAGTAACTCCTCAAGGTGCCATAACGAGGCGCCCTGGTACTTACTTTGTTAATGAAGTTAAGGATAGCACCCTAACAACAAGGCTTATTGGTTTTCAGTTTTCCACGATCCAGTCTTATGTTCTTGAGTTCGGACATAATTATATAAGATTTTTTAAAGACAATGGTGCCGTTCTAGAGACTGCGAAGAATATTACCGGTGCAACGGCGGCCAATCCTTGTGTTATAACTTCGGTGGCTCATGGGTTTATAAATGGTGATTCTGTTTATATAACTGGCGTTACTGGTATGACAGAGTTAAACGGGCGCTTCTTTACGGTTGCCAATAAAACAGCTGATACCTTCGAGTTATCTGGTATTAATAGCACGGCATTTACTGCTTATGTGAGTGGTGGTACGGCATCTCGTGTTTATACGTTAACGACAACATATGCATCAACTGATGTGATGGCGCTTAATGTGACGCAATCAGCTGATACCATGTATAGTGTGCATCCAAGTTTCGATCCAAAAAAGTTAACAAGAACAGCTCACACCTCATGGACTATAGCTGACGTTGATTTTACTGATGACCCATATTTATCCGAAAACGTTTCAACAACCACAATGAGTCCTAGTGCTGCTGGTACTGTTGGTGGCACGATTACCATGACGGCTTCAGCTGCTACGTTTGTTGCCGGTGACGTTGGGCGTTTTATTTACGTTAAGAATGCTGTTGATGATTCAGACGATGATGATAAGGATGACCGTGGTATTGGCAAGATAACAGTAGTTACGAATTCTACAACTGCAACTGTTTCTGTTAATCGTGTTTTTAAGGTTGGTGCCAAAGAGGAGTGGGCCTTAGGGGCTTTTTACGTTGCAAATTATCCATCGACTGTAACATTTTACGAGCAAAGGCTATGGTACGCTAATACACCCACAAATCCCCAAACGGTATGGGCATCCGTATCTGGTCAGTATGATGCTTTTGGTGGTACTGAATCTATGACGCTCGATACTGATGGATTGAACTATTCAATAGCATCGGATCAAGTTAATGCCATTCGTTGGATGATGGGGCAAAAGGTTCTTTTGTTGGGAACAGCGGGTGATGAGTTTTCAGTCAGCGCTTCTAGTTTAAATGAAGCTATCACACCAACTAATATAAAGATAACATCAGAAAGTTCTGAGGGGTCGAGCTCTGTTCAACCTGTTAAAGTTGGTAGCAGCGTTCTTTATCTTCAAAGTACTCAACGACGCATCATGGATTCTAGTTATTCCTTTGATGTTGATCGTTATATTTCAAATGATTTAACAGTTTTTTCAGAGCACATTGCTTATCCAACGGTCACTGCATTA